GCAAGGCCGAGCCCTGGGAGACTCACGACCTGGGAGTCGTCGGGACGATCGGCGTCCTGTCCGACATTCACGTCCCGTATCACTCCGAGGTCGCCCTCGGGGCCGCGGTCGCCGACCTGAAGTCGAGCGGGATCGACGCCCTGGTACTGAACGGCGACACCTGCGACTTCTACGCGATCAGTCGCTGGACGAAGAATCCGCGACATCGAAACTTCAAGGGCGAGGTCGAGCAGATCCGCCAGCTCGTGTCGTGGATCCGCCAGGAGTTCCCCACGATCCCGATCGTGTTCAAAACGGGAAACCATGAGGAGCGTTGGGCGCATTGGCTGTGGCAACACGCCCCGGAGATATCCGACGAGCCGGAGATGGGGCTCGCGTCCTGGCTCCGCCTCGACCAGCACGACATCACGCTCGTCGACGACCAGCGGCCGATCATGGCCGGCAAGCTGCCGATCCTTCACGGACACGAAAAGGGGAAGGGGATCTCGGCCCCGGTGAACCAGGCCCGCGGAGCGTTCCTGCGACTCCACCACACCGTCCTCGAGGGCCACGGCCACCGGACCTCGGGACACTGCGAGCCCGACATGTTCGGGCATGAGGTGTTTTGCTGGTCGACCGGCTGCCTGTGTGACCTTCGTCCGGAATACGCTCGGCTGAACAAATGGAACCACGGCTTCGCGGCCGTGACGGTCCACGCGGACGGATCCTTCGACGTGTCGAACCACAGGATCACGGCCGACGGCCGAGTGAGGTCGTCGTGAGCGGCGACCATCACTTTCAGATCCGCGGCCTCCGCGTCCTGTGGAGGTATGCGAGGCTACGGGGCCGGGCCGCTGGCTGGAGCATCACGCCAGACGAGAAGCGGCCGGACCTGGAGCGAAAGGTCCTGATCGACCAAAGGCTCCGGGGCCGGGCTCGCCTCGAGACGGAGATCCACGAGGGACTCCACCAGTTATTCCCCGACCTGGCCGAGGAGACCGTCTCAGGGGCCGGCCGCGATCTCGCCCGGATTCTGTGGTCGCTGGGATACCGGCTGCCGTGACCGACGCCGACCTCGCCGCCGCGGAGCAGCTCTGCCGCAGGCTCGGTCCGGCCAATTGCTGGACTGGCACGGGAGGTTCTCTAGCCTCGTTCGCTCTGACGATGATCCGAGAACTAAGGGAGCGACACATGATCGAGACGAGAACAGCGGCCGAGCAGATGTTGGAGCAGTCGATAGCAGCCGTCCGCGACCGGCACGGCAAGTACGGACCACCGGCGGAACACTTCGCCAGGACGGCCGCGATGGTCAACTCCGCATTCGGAACGACGTTCACGGCGTCCGACTGGGCGCTCGTGATGATCCTCGACAAGGTCTCGCGGCAGCTCGGGGCAGCGGCCACCGACGACGGCGGGATCGACATCGCGGGATATGCCGCCTGCCATCAGGAGTGCCGGGTCGCGTCGAGTTCGCCCAGGTCCAGCGGCGGCAGGGTGTCGACCGAGCAGGTGTCCCGCGGGCAGATCAGCGGGTCCACATAGACGGCCTGGAGGGCCGGGTCGCTGTGGTCGAGGAGCTGGGTCGCCGCGGCGGCTCCGCCCGCCAGGGCCGCGTAGGAGGCCGCCATGCGGCGGAATCCGTGGAAGCCTCGTCCCCGATACTCGACGCCGGCAGATCGGCACAGGACTTGTAGAGAGGCCCAGTGGCTGCGGGTCGCCCGATCCCACGGCCAGACCAGATCGTCCGGCCCGCGACGGTGCTCCGCGAGCATCACGGCGAGCTGCGGCGTCACGGCCCTCTCGATGTCGCGGGTCGCTCCTTTCCTCGTCCCGGCCAGGAAGATCACGCGACGGCGGTCGAGGTCCACCTGGCCCCAGCGTAGCGACGTGAGGGCCTCGAATCGCTCGCCCGTACATACCGCCGCGTATATGAGCGTGCTCCACCACCAGCTTGACGGCAGGCCTCCGGTCCTCCCGATCCGACGCTTCGCTGCCCTGATCAGGGAGCCGACCTCGTCGGCCGTATAGGCACGTCCGATAGGGATCGTCTTCGGGACCTTGACCTTCGGGACCTCGGGAAAGTCTGTAGCGATTTTCTTACGGGCGAGGTATTCCCAGACGGCCCGGATCATGTTCCGGTCCTTCCTGATCGTGGCCGGCTTCGGCAGGCGACCACGCCATCCAGGCGTGACGCGTCGCCACTCCAAATACTCCGCGACGACCACGTCCTCGAGGTCCCCGACCGTCGGCGGTCGTTTCAAGAATCGCTCCAGACGATCGAAGAGCATTCCGTAGAGCGAGACCGTGTGGGGCTTCAACTCACGGAGCAAGGCATACCGACGAAACGCATCACGCAACGGCATTGAACGCATGGCATCACTTCCTTTTTTGTTTAGATGCCGGGCAGCCTACAGGACTGTACACGCGTTCACCACTATTCCACTCCCCTCACCTGAACGTTTGTACTCCCCTCGCCTCCACTAGAAACCTTGCCCGGCACTTCGACTCTTTCCTCGCCGGCCGACCAATGCAAACGGTCGCGCCGGCTGGGCAGGTCGCGAGGGTCGGGCAGGTCGGACAGTTTGACTTGACTACCGCTGCCGGTAGAGTTGAAGGGATGAAAACGATGTCTCCTGACGGTAAGTGGTGTTCGGTTGGCGAAGCGATCGAGATCGCCGGATGCACGGAAGGTCTTATCCGACTACGCCTCCGCGAGGGTCGCCTTCAGGGCTATAAGGTGAACGCTCGGGCGTGGATGGTCAGCGTCGACGGATGCAAGTCGCTCCGAGACACGCTGGCACCACACTCGAACGTCCGGAAGGCCGAGGCCGCAGCGTCGGCGAAGCCGAAGGCTAGGCGCAAGAAGTCGAGGGCGTGATGGCTGCCTGGATGATCTGGCTCGTGCGGTCGATCGCGTCGTTCCTGCTCGGTGCATTCGGCCTGATCTTCGGGGCGGCCGGCGCGTTCGGCGGCGAGCGGAACGCGATCGCTATCGGCATGGGCGTCGTCATGATCGCCGCCGCCTGGCTGTCGTGGCCTCGAAGGCCTAACGCGTGGCGATACGATCCTCCGACCGACCGGCAGATCGCATACGCGACGAGCCTGGGAATCGACATCCCAACTGGGGTCACGAAGGGCGAGCTTTCGGACATGATCTCGCGCGTCGCCGGCCGGTAGCCAGCCGCAGAAGCTCCCGAGTTTTGCGGGGCTTTTCACGATGACGGAAAATCCCGTGAACTGCTGTTGACATCTTTGCCGATACCGATATTCTCACCCCGGTACGCCACGGAAAGGCATGACATGCGAAGCCGATTGAACACCGCTATTCACTCGCTCGTCCTGGTCAGGTTCGGCCAGGAGATCGGGACGGACTCCCCAGCAGCTCGCGCGATCCATGACGTGCTCGAGCTGCTCTCGATGATCGCCGGATCTTTTTTTCGTTGACCACTTTGCCGATACCGGCACACACGCCGACAGACTTTTCGACTCCTCCGCTCAGTGTTTTTCACGGACGAAACCACACCAAAAAACGTTTGACGAAACGCATGTACGCGTGTTCACTTCAGACCATCAAAGAAAGGACGCGAGATGGACTCACACGAACGCGAATATCAGGCCGCAGCGGACGGCATGGCCGAGACCTACGGACGGCCGACGGCCTGTCACCTGCCGAGCATCGGCGACCGGATCGCCTACAGGCTGCGGACCCACACGGACACCGAATGGGAAGCGGGCCGCGTGGTCCGAATCCAGGAAGGCGACCGGCCGCTCGTCGTGGTCGAGACCGACGACGAGAAGACGCTCCGCGTGATCGACGGCCGGCCGTGGCCGGACGGCGCGATCCTCCCCTTCTAAGGAGCCGACCCATGGGACGCATGATCAGCCGAAACGACACGGCCCTTCACCGGAACACCCACGACCGGCACCACCCGATCGCTCGCGGTGCCCGGCTCGCTCGCCACCTGGCGATCGCGGCCTGGCGTCCGCTGCGGTCGCTGGAGGCGTTGATCGACGAGGTCGACGCCTGCGGCTGCCCGGTCAACCGGGCCGTCTTGCTTCGGGCTCGGGCGGCCCTCGAACACGCGATGCCGTACCTCGAGGACCAGGAAGGCGAGGTGTGGAAATGAACGCTGCCGCATTGTTCGTCGGGGCCGTCCTCGGGATCGCCTTCGGCTGTGCCGGGCTCGCGATCGTCGGGATCGCCTACTTCCGATCACTGGATGAGTTCGGCCGGGCGGAGCCCAGCCGAGAAGGACGCCGGCTGGAGGCCGGCCTGGCTGGAGGCCATGGCAAAGGATCGCGGCCGGCGGAGCCGGACCGCGAGACCCTGCTCCGGGTGTTCCGTGAGACAGGGTGGATCGATACGGACACCGTGAGGAGGTATTCGAGATGAGCGGATTCAAGAAGGCAACGAAGTCGGCCGCGAAGTTGAGGCTCGGACTGATCGGCCCGGCCGGCAGCGGGAAAACGATGACGGCCCTCCGGATCGCGGCGGGCCTGGGCGGCCCGGTTGCCGTGATCGACACGGAGCGAGGCTCCGCGAGCCTCTACGCTGGCGAGCGTGGGCTCGACTTCGACGTGATCGAGCTGGACACCTACGGTGTCGAGCGGTTTATCGACGCAATCAAGGCCGCTGCCGACGGCGGCTACGCGACGCTGGTGATCGACTCGCTGTCCCATGCCTGGTCAGGGAAGGGCGGGATCCTGGAGTTCGTCGACAACGCCGGAAAGCGGAACCAGGGCGGGGGAAACTTTGGGGCCTGGCGTGACGCGACCCCGAGGCACAACTCGCTCGTCGACGCGATCCTCGGGGCTCCGCTCCATGTGATCTGTACGCTCCGCTCGAAAGTCGAGTACGTCGTCGAGAATGTCGGTGGCCGGAACCAGGTCCGGAAGGTCGGGCTTCAGCCGGTCCAGCGTGACGGCCTCGAATACGAGTTCACGGTCGTCGGCGACGTGACCCAGGACCACGACCTTGTCGTGACGAAAACTAGGGCCGCGTTCCTGAAGGACGCGGTGATCCGCGAGGCCGGCGAGGATCTCGGGAAGCAGCTCGCCGCCTGGCTCTCCGACGGCACGACGCCCGCCAGGCCGGCGGTCGAGGTCCGATCCGCGAAGGGGCCGCCCGAAGGGTCGCTGTACTACCAGATCGTCCTTTTCATCGCCCAGGCGGAGAACGTCCGGACGCTCGGGCGGATCGGCAACCGTCTCGACGAGCTGGTCTCGACCGACCAGATCACGGCCGACGAGTGGTCGCAGCTCACCGAACGGGTGAACGAGCGGCACAAGGAAATCGAGCCTGTCGCGGAGGTCGCGTCGTGACCAGCCTCGAACACCTGACGTTTTCGGGCCTGCGGCACGACCACGATCGCGACTGGTTCCGATGCTCGGACCTCGTCGACGCGTCGCAGGCCGCTGGCTATCGGATGACACGCTACGAGATCCGGACGGCGATCGCTCACCTACCGCAGCCCGAGAAGGCCTACGGACACAACCACTACGGCCGCGACCACTTGATCGCTGTGATCGAGTTCGCGACCGCGAAATCCCAAGAACAGGAGACACGCGATGGACTGGGGTCTTGATGATGATTTTCCGCCGGTCGCTGTCCGAGACGACTCGCGGGCTCCCGAACGCGAGCTGGTCCCCGAGGGCGACCACTCGCTCCAGATCCGCGAGGTAATCGACCACGGCGAGAAGATCGAGTTCCGGCTCGTCCACGACGAGCGACGGTTCGGTTGGGTGTTCGCCAGGATCCCGAAAGCCGACTGGGGCCGGCGGATCCTGTCGAGCCTCCGCCAGGCCGTCGGCATGACCCGCGAAGAGTGGGCCGCCGGCGAGATCACCGACCTGGTCGGCCGTCGCGTCCGGGCACGGATTTACCACCGGGCCGGCAACGGCCGGACGTTCGTCAACGTGGCGGAGTTCCTGCCGGCCGAGCAGGCCGTCGAGACCGCGACCGCGAAGCCGCAGGTCGAGCGAGCGGTCGCTCCGCCGACCTCGAGGCCGACCGTGAAGCGGACGGCGGCACAGAAGGTCGACGACGCGTCGCGGATGCCGGGGGACGACATTCCTTTTTGATCTTCCGGCCGCTCCCGGCCGTAGTGGCTGCCTATCTCGGCCACGGGGAGAGCGCTGCCGGCGGTCGCGACATAACACCGGCTCCTAGTGAGGTCGTTCGCCTTGACGACCTGCTCCAGGCGGATGCCCCACGACACGGGGCCAACACACGGAGGGACGGATGACGATCACGGACGCGATCGACGCGATCAACACGGCAGCCGACCGGCACGCCGCGATGCGGATCGCGAACGCGGTCGCCATGGAATCGATGGACGGATCGCGACCCTACGCCGACGAGCTGGCGGTCCGTCGAGCCTGGTTCGAGCGGTGGGGCAACGCTCCGCAGCAGCTCGGCTACGCCGGGCCGCGGGCCGGCACTAACTGGACGGGAGACTGACATGGCACTACGGACGACCATGGACGCGATCGAGGCCCTGCCGATCTTCTCGGCCGCACGGCGCGACGATCCGGCGACATCGCACAAGGCCGCGGCCGCTGTGCCGGCGATCCGAGGCGACCACGCCAGGCGGATCCTCGAGGCCCTGGCGGCCGGGCCTGCCGGCCAGACGGTGATCGCGGAGCGTTCGGGCCTCACCGTCGCCCAGGTCTCGAAGCGGATCCACGAGCTGCGGAAGGTCGGAGCGATCGAGCGGACGGGCCGCGAGGTCGCGAGAGGCGAGGACGAGTACAGGAGGGCTACGGATGTCAGGTGAATGGATGATGCAGCGTCGTGAGAAGTTCAAGATTCTCCATAGGGACAACTTCACATGCAGATACTGCGGTGCTCGCCCCGGATCTGACAACCTGGAAGTCGATCACCTGATCCCGCGTTCGCGGTACGGAAACGACAACCCATGCAACCTCGTCGCGGCGTGCGTCACATGTAACAGGCGCAAATCAGACACTGTCATTTTCCCTGCCGACATGATCGAGCGAGACGACACCGACGAGGGCTGGAAAGTTCATAAGTCGTTCGGAGTGTGGGCAGTCAAGTTCAACGAAGAGACGGTCGTGATCGAGAGTCGGTGGGGCTGGTGGTTTGAGGCTCACAGGCTCGTCACGGACGGCGAATTTGTTAAGTACCACCTGCCAGAAAAGTTGCAGTTCTGGGAGGAGAGCGAGCCGGAAACGGCTCGCGACTTTTTGAGCTGCGTTGGATACGTCGAGCAGATGCTCTCATTGCGCGAGGACCACTATCTGAGGGCTGTGAAGTGAGCAGTGACATCATTCGTTCGACGAACGCCGTCTCCGAGTTCTCCGCCCTGATCGAGGTCGCCTCGCCGGTCGACCTTCGTCTCCGACATCCGGTCGGCAGCGCGAAGTTCTCGCCCGACCTAATGACGAAGACCGCGAGCCGGCCGCCGGTCGGCGTCCAGGGCCTGGTCCTCGACGCGATGGACGACGAACGGCTGACGGTCAAGGAGGCCCGGAGTCTGCTCGACCTGGTGAACGAGCGGATCAGTAAGGAGGCAGACCATGGCCGGTGACTGGCTGAAGATGCGGCACGACCTGGCGGACGACCCGGCGACGATCCGGCTCGCGGCCGCCTGCCGCCTCGACGAGGACGCGGTGATCGGGAAACTGTTCCGGCTCTGGTCCTGGGCGGACCGGCACACTCAGGAGGGCAAGGCCGACGGGGTCGGGCTCGAATGGGTGGACCGGACCGTCCGGTGTCCTGGGTTTGCGGCTGAAATGGTGCGGGTTGGATGGCTGGAGGAGACGGGCCACGGGCTGACGTTCCCCAGATTCGACCGGCATTGCAGCGACTCCGCGAAGGCCAGGGCACTGAAGAAAAACAGGATGGAGCGTTCCCGTGGCGCGCCGAGCGCCACAGAAGCGCCACAGAAAGCGCGATTCTGTGGCGCTGCGCGCGCCACAAAAGCGCCACCAGAGGAGAGGAGAGGAGAGGTAGAGAATCCACCACCACCGCACGCGTGCGAGGACGGGGAGCCGGACCCGGCAAGCTGGGCAATCCTGCGGGAAGCCTGGAAGGCCGGCCCCGGCTCGCCTCACCGATCCCCGCAGCCGCCGGACGAGGCCCTGGCCCGGCTCGCGGAGCCCGGCTGGCTGGATGAAGCCCTGGCGGCGATCGGTCGGCTCGGTGGCTGCCGATACTTCCGGACGCCCGTATCGCTGCCGCAGTTCTGTGGGCCGCGGTTTGTGTCCCGTGTCCTCCAGGGCCGCTACGACGAGCTGACCGAGCGACCCGGCAAGCCCGGCCACCGGCCACCGTCCGACGATCGCCGACCTGCCGCACAGGCTGCGGCCGACTGGGCGCGAGGAGCAGCGGACCCCGAGACGATCCGACGCCGCGAGGAGTTCCTGGCGGCGAAGGCGGCGAAGTCGGCGCGTCAGCCGAAGGACGACGGGATCGAGGAGGCACGGTCGGCCGTGCTGAAGCAAATCACCGGAGGGATGGCGTAATGGGACGACCACTGAACACCGGATCCGAGCCCTGGGTCGATCCTGCCGAGGACGCCGCGAGCATGTCGAGTCTTCGACTCGCTCCGGCGATCGAGATCGAGGCCCGCAAACTCCGCGAGGCTCACATCGGGCGACGCATGGCCGAGACCGAGGAGGCTGCGAGCGCGAAGATCGCGAAATGGAACGCCGGGATCAGCCGGCCACAGGGCGGAGGACACAGGACGTGAATCCGCCCTCCACAGGACGCCAATAGACTCGACCGCGGAGGGCCACGGATGGCTTGCCTACACCTGACGACCGAGCAGCTAGAGAAGGAGTTCGTCGCCGTGTTCGGCGATGGGGTCGCGACGCCGACGAAGCTCTGGGTCGATCACTTCCACGATTATCACACGTTCATTCGCGTCGTCTTCCCCAAGTTCACAGGGAAAGGGGCCGACCGGCTCCAGGATCTCCGCGACCGGCTGATGATCAAGTACGGATTCAAGCGGGCCGAGCTGTCGATCGTCGTCTTCATGGACGACGACTCCTACGACTTCTTCGCAGCCCACCGGCTCCACATTCACCTCGCCGGTTGATTCGCAGGGCAGGAAATCTACGGTGAAGGTCCGCATGGAGGCGGATCGTGGAGTTCACCGTCGAGATACCAGGCGACGCCGTTCCGCAGCCGCGGGCACGAAGCACCCGCGGCGGTCGCATGTACACGCCGGACAACGGGATCGTCGCGTTCAAGCAGGCGGTCGGTCTGCTCGTGAAGGCCGAGGCGGCACGTCGGAGGATCTCACTGGACGATTCCTCCGCGTTCGTCCTCGAGGTCGTCTGTGTGTTCGGCCGCCCACTTTCCCACCTGACCACCTCGGGCGAGCTGCGGACGACGGCTCCGGCCTGGCCGGGCCTGCGGTGTGGCGACTGGGACAATCTCGCGAAAGGTGTCGCGGACGCGATCACGAAGACAGGGGCCGTGTGGAAGGACGATTCGCAGGTCGTCGAGGGCCGCTGCCTGAAACGCTACGCGATTTGTGGGGAAGGACCGCGGACAGGGATCACGATCCGGAGGCTGCCTCCGTGAGGCGTTCACGGTTCGCGAACAGCGACCGGATTCTGACGGCTGCCCAGGAGCGGATCGTCCGGAGAGCGATCGCCGGCGGAGCAACGCGAGCCGAGGCGGCCGCGGCTGCGGGTGTGCCGGTGAAGCGGGTCTACCGTGCCCTTCACGGCCAACTCTCCGACCTGCCTCCTGGGAAGCACGGCCCACGACCCGGCGTCCAGTATCCGCCCCAGCCGGAGTTCGTCGACATCCCGATCGACGAGATCTACCGACGAGCTGCCGAGCTGCGAGCCGAGCGGTGGAGCGAGGACGAGACCGCGACCAGGTGGAACCCGAGATTCGTCCCACTATCCGACTCGTAGGCTTGTGACATGGCTACCGTATCCGCGACTCCTGGCACGCTGAACATCGTCGTGAAGCGAAACGAGGCCGTCTCGCAACTCCTCGACTTCTCGATCTCGCTCACCGGCTACACGTTCTCAGCCGAGATCGTGTCGGCCGTGACGTTCGCGACCGTCCAGGCTCTGACTGTGTCGACGGTGAATCTCGCGACCGGCCAGGTGAACGTCGGGCTGTCGGCCGCGAACGCGGCGAACGTCGCGGCCGGGACGTACCTGTGGCGTCTCGTCTGGACGCCGGCCGCGGGCAACGACCAGACGGCCCTCGAGGGGATCTGGGAGGTCGTCCGCTGATGCCGATCGAAGTAAACGTCACCGATCAGAACGTCCAGGTCTCCACCAGCGGCCAGACGGTGAACGCGTCGGTGTCGGGCGGCGTCGGGCCTGCCGGTCCGACCGGGGCCACCGGCGCGACTGGAGCGACGGGTCCGGCGGGAGCGACCGGGCCTGCGGGGGCCACGGGATCGCCTGGGGCCACCGGAGCCACCGGGGCCACGGGT